GAATGTACGAAACTTTACCACATCTACCAAGTGCTGGGCAGGTATGTATTGCTAATGGAAAAAGAAAGAGTGGTAAATCAACAGCAATTATTAATCTTATTGAAAAGATGGGGTTTGATTATACTATTGCAGTAAGTCCAACTATGCATTCAAATCGAGAACTAATGCAAAGAATAAATATAGAACATGTATTCGAAGACGTAGATGACCCAAATGTTATAGATAAAATAAAAGATATAATTAAAAAAGAGGCAGAGGATTTAGAACATTATCAAGATGAACTAAAAAGATATAATAAATTAATGGCCGATTTAAAGGAAGGAAAATATATGGACGATGATTTACTATTACATTTTTTTAGCGATGAAAATTATTTTGTAAAACCAACTCATAGATGGGATGGAAGAAAACCTCGCATAGCTGTGGTCTTTGACGATATGTTGGGTTCAGGCATTTATTCCAAACCAAGAAAGCTAAATGGGTTGGCTACATACTCTAGACATCTTGGTCAATTAAAGTCAGGTGGTGCAATCGGTGCTAGTCTGTTTTTTATGATCCAATCGTACAAATGTCAAGTCGGAGGTTTAAACAAGGTCATCCGTAACCAATGTACGTCTCTTATTTTATTTAAAACAAAAGATAAGCAGGAGTTAAAAGACATTGCAGAATCGTGTTGTGGAGAGATCGATGAAGAAACTTTTATGAAAGTGTATGATCAAGCTATAGGAGATGGGAGTAACTATCCATTTTTATTTATAGATTTTCATAAGAAGCCAGAGCACCCTAGTTTCTTTAGGCGAAGATTTGACGAGTTTATTCTTACGGAAAATTTAAAATAGTATGTTATAATATAATATGGTAAATACATTAAACGGTTGTTTGTCCGATTTATCAACGAAATCTACATATCCAGAATTCACCCCGCTTGATATTGGTATTCAAGACAAAATGAGTGCAGTTTATCTACAAAAGCACCCGCTGAAGGGAATTAGGATAGGGAGTAAAATAAAAAAAGGTAATACTGTAAGTCGTTATCCAATAAATGATCTTAAGAATTTTGCTAGTCTATCTGACCCAGCTAATGCCCAACGTTTAGCTTACGAGGCTATAATGAACTATAGAAACGAATTAGGTAGCAACAACGTGCCTTCAGGTAATTTTGAAATATCTTACACTAACAGAGTAAATAGTAATTACATTCCAATACCGCCAAGAAGAATCGATAACGAAGCCGGTGGTATCCAACCAGGTGCTACCTTATCTTTAGGAAGATTAGAATCTCAAACAGAACCAACCAAACATGGAGAAGAAGAAGTTTTAGCGGATCTTAATAAACGATTCAGAGATGACCCAGATAAATTAGCGTTAATTGAATCTCAATTCCATCAAACAGGAAGAAATGAAATTTTAAATATCCCTATGTAATTATTTAAAGTTTTTTTTCTCTCTATAAATAAAAATGGAGGTTCAAGGATATGAACGCAAATCGCATGAAAATCACTTTAATTATACTGATGATCAATTAATGGAAAAACAATTAGCTTTAAAATATATGGCTGATCTATATCCCACGGTTCCCGCTTTCTATCGTGAGATGGTTTATGATATGCTGAAAAATTGCACTCCTGAAGAAATAGAAGAGGTTAAGAGAAAAGCAGATATGCCTTTTAAATATGCAAAAAAAATTGAAGAAAAAAATAAAGAAAAATAAAATATAATGATATAATAAATATGAGTCTTCAAACTAGCAGATTTCATGGTCAAGAGGTAGTTAACAGTTTTAATCTTTTTGTCGATACAGAAAAGTCTAATGTCGTCGGTGATGGGCAAAGCAAAGGGGATGACTGCCACGTGCATTTCCAAAACCAAACTCTACAAGCAGGGGATGGTGAGTATATTAAATTAAGTTTAGTAAATTTCACTATGTTTAATAACTTACATCAAGTAAATAAAAATAATTCAAAAATTCAAGTTGCAGGAACTGCTAATTCAACCGCTTTTGCTTTTACTGAAATTAATTTAGATAGAAAAAATTACGCCAACCTAAAAGATATAGCGACTTCTTTCGCAACTGCTTTAGGCACTGTATTAGCCGCAAATAGTTCCGCCACTTCTTTTGAAAATACCACTATTCTACCAGCTAGTACTAGTATGACAGCAACAGATAATAGACTTTTAGACATTACATTAACGTCAAAAAATGGTTCTGGTAGCACGGTAGCCCATAATATAACAGCTTTAACTATACAAACAAGAGCAGCAGATGGTGAAAGTTCAATTATTTTAGGTTCATTAAGATTAGATGATGCAACAGAGACTACATTTGAATCTTTTAAAGTTACAGGTATAACAGCTGGTGCTACCACTATTCAAGTTCAGGGGTATTTTCCAATGCAACGATTGTCTGACCCCTATGTTTATTTAAGATGTAACGCCCAACAAAATGGTTTAGAGATGTCTGTTCTTTCAAATGATAGAGGTTCCTTTGCAACAGATGTTCTCAATAGCGATATTTTAGCAAAAATGTTCAAAGATACCGAATTTATTAATTATGATTCATCAACTGGTAACGAATACTTTATGCATTTACAGCAAAGAAAAGTTGCGAATCTAAGATTATTTTTAACAGATAGTAAAGGGAGAAAATTAGGAAGAAGAACAGCAGAGAGGGATACAGGTACAGCAGCAGGTTTAGCAGATTCCAATGGGGTTTTTGAGAATTTAACTCAATCAACTTTAGGAAATTTATCATTTACAGCGGTAGTTAGAGTAGATATTATTAGAAATAGTATGCCTCAAAAATTACAATCTGAAGGGCCCAAGCCCTTATTACCAGCAAGACTTGGTCAATCAGTTTATACATTCCAAGATCAAGGATTACCAAAATTATAATTTAATTAATTTAATTTAATTTAATTATTAATATATTAATTTTTAAAAAATTTTAATATATTACTACAATATATAAATATGTCTCTCCCCAGCCAAGTGCAGTATTTTATGCAAAGAATGCAAGGTGTTTCCTCCTCGCATTTCAAAATCAACCCCCAGACAGATGGCACACATTCATCAGGTAAAATTATTAGATTTTTACTTCCAGAAAATACTTTATGGAATACACGCTCCACTAGATTATTTTTCAATGCCTCATGTGCAGGTCACGCAACAAACGCAACCGTCCGCCTCCCTAATGACATATCCAGTTTAATAGAACGAGTATCCGTATATATGGGCGGTGTCTTAGTCCAGCAAGGTTTCCAAGGTTACAATTCTCTAAAACACGCCAAAGCTGCTGTACAAGGTTCAAAATGTAACCCAGCTTTAGGTCACCCAGAAATTGTAAGAACTGAGTCATATCATAACGGTGGGACTTTCGCAGCCGATGCATCTGAAACATACACCAGCAAAGATGACCAGTTCTGCATTGATTATTGGGAAGGCTTTTTAGGAAGCGTCGCTCCTGAAATTCTTGATACTGGTTTATACCCTGCCATTACTATTGAAATTACACTTGCCGATGATGCTGTATGCCCAGTCTCGGAAGGAATCTTACTCCCAACTGGTGCTGGTTCAGTCGCGGACAACTTTGACAAAAAAGGAGCGTCCGCTGGTACATACAGCTTAAGCAATATGTCTATGCAAGTGGAGGTCTTAAATTTCGCAACGAACGCCCTTGATGCCGTAACAGAGCAGAGAATCTCATCGGTTGGATACCTTTCGCTCCCCTTCAAAAATTACACTAGCTACAGCTCCACACACGCTAACAGCTCACGTGCGAACGTCGCCTCAGCTTCCTTTGATCGTTTATGGTGTGTCTGGCGACCAACCAGCTATGCTACCTTCAATGCCCCTGTAATTGTTAATGGATACAAAGTTGCTGGTGCTTTCACTTCCACTGCAACTATTGCTGATACTACTTCTGCTGGTGCTGTTGCCCAGGATGTAGGTGTTCCTCAATACGATGTTGGTGGTGTATTTGATACAAACAAAGAGAAATACATATCCAACTATTTCAATTACAAATTAGCTAAAACGGATGCAAATTCAGAGGCGTTCTTCCAGCTCCAAGTCAATAGTGCTAACATTCCTGCTTACAGAATGAATGTCCCTGAAGTTTTAGCGATGACACAGAATTCTGTTGATGTTATTGATAGAGGCCACAAATTAACTTTAGACCAATACAAAAATAATTATTTCGTCAATTGTTGGAGGTTCTGTCTTCCTGAATCTGACTTTAACAGAATGGCTTCAGGTTTAGATACACGTAATCAATCCGCTAACATTGTTATTAATACTGAAAATGTTGCCTCATCTAACCTAACTCTGTTCGCAGAGACCACCGCCGAATTAAGAGTCGGAAATGCTAAAAATATCGAGGTTATTTTCTAAGTAATCATTTTATTATTTATTATATATTTTAAAAATTATAATCTTTTTAAAGTATATATATGATGACAGCGTATGGTATTTATTTCCCAGCCGATAATTCAAAAGCTTTAAATATTGCAGAACTATCAGTCCCAGTAAGCACCGAATATAATTTTAAGAATGAGAGCAGAAAGGTTGCACCAGGTTTATTTAGTGGGATACCGAAACCAACTAATGATATTTTAAGAACCAATTTAAGACCTCAAATGGAGATGGTTTTACCAGCGAAAGGTTTAAAAGAACTAGTCACTTACGGCAGACCAGAGCGTCCGAAGAATGATTACATTCAAGCTCCTACTGGATATGCTAGAAATCAAGAGAAGGGACTCCAGTTTGATCCAAAGCACCCAATTGATGGTCCTATAACTCCAATTAGTGGTTTTTTTGATCCGGACATGTTAAATGTTTTAGGTGGATTAAAATAAAATTAAAATAAAAAATAAAATTGATTTAAAAATAAAAGAATAAAAAAGATAAAAAAGAATGCCTGATTATCAAAATGGAAAGATTTATAAATTATGGAGTCCAGAAGGCGATGATATATATATAGGTTCAACAACTACTTTATTAAGTGATAGAAAAGCAAAGCATAAACATAGCAGTAGTAATAGAGAGATCTCCTCTAAAATATTATTTCAAAAATATAATGATGTACGTATAGAGCTTTTAGAATGTTTTCCTTGTAATAATAAAGAAGAATTAATAAAAAAAGAAGGGCAATATATTAGAAATAATATTTGTGTTAATATGCGTGTAGCAGGAAGAACAAAAAAAGAATGGTGTCAAGATAATATAGAAAAACACACAGAATATCAAAGAGAATATCATAAAGAAAATAAAGATATGATAATTGAAAAGAGTAGAGAATATATGAGAGAATATTATCAAAGTAATAAAGAAGCAATTAACGAACAGAAGAAAGGATATAGAGAAAAAAATAAAGATAGGATAAATCAAAAGAGTAGAGAGAATTATGAAAAAAATAAAGAAGCAATAAATGAGAAGAGGAGAGAGAAAAGAAGATTAAAAAAAGAATAAATATTATATATAATATTTTTATAATATACTATATATAATGAACAAGCCTTATGAGTCTTATT